TGGCTGTTGTTGAATTCGCAGTAAATGTAGCACCTGCGAAGGCTGAAGTACTTAATCCGAGCTGACCCCAGTTAGTAGTGCCAACCTCAGAGATTTTATAAGTAGCCCCGTTTACGGGGTTAGCACCCTGTCCAACAGTAATTTCACCACTATTGTAGCTAAGATCATATGTATTCGTTAAGCTCTGCAAAGGGCCATAGGTTGTACCTATAGTACCCAAATTCACTGGCGTAGAGCCGCCTGGTTGGCCCGGTGTGCTGTTTGTGTTTGTCGCTGGCCCGTTATACCAGACAAAGCCCACCCTTATCCCAAGATAAACTTGTAGTTGGTATAATTTTTCTTCAGCCTTTCTAACCCCATTCGACGCTATAACGGCGCCGGCAGGAGTTCTGATATCTTCATCTACGTCGTGATCATAGGCAGGTTGGGAGACCCCATTAACATCCACGTAGGCATCGTAATCGTCCCAGAAGTATGGTGTTCCGGCATTCGCCCAGTCATCTATAATTTGGGTATGCCTAGTAAGTTCGGCCTCCCAGAGAGCATAAGCGGCCACCGCTTCTGACGGAGTAATTTTTTCGTCATCAGCGAGATTATCTAACTGTCCGACAATGTTACCTATCGGCAGAGTGGTAATGGTATTATTACCAGTCTGAGACTCATAAGTACTTAAAGGGCTCAGGCTTATAGTTCCTGCTACTTCCAGACCGAAGCCATCCCATTTAACGAAGTTTTGTGCGCCTCCTAGATTGAGTCGGACGCCTACAGGAAACTGGTTCCCAGCATCGTCGAGGCCTATCGCCGTTTGTGCGGCTGTAGTGGGGACATTCTGTAAAAAGAATCCGCTATCCGTATCTGCATAATAATTCTTTCCTGCAGTATGAAATATACCACTTAGGTTAGAGGAAGAAGTTCCAAGTTTAATTTTATTGCCGACAACTAACTCGTTGGTCAGTACTGTATTTGCAGCAAGCCTGTTGCCGCTTAGTGTACCTGTTACAATTACACTTCCGTCAAAAGTTTCTACGACTAAAGAGCTGAAGCTAGAAGCTTGAACAGACGCAGCACTAGTTACTGCACTTGTTCCAGCATAAATACGTGTACCTGCTATCTCGTTGGAATTATCCGTAACAGTTATTCTATCATTCTGGCGTAGAGTATTATCAGGTGAGGCGGCTATTACTGCACCTGCGACGGCCGCGGCGGCGGCGTTATCTAATGTCCCGGCCCATTTTGCTGCGCTTGTCGCATCAATCTGAGCTGTACTAGACGTTTCGAAAGTAAAGATACTACCCCCACGAACTGCACTTGCATCTAGTGATTTAGTAAGGTTGAATTCAAATACAGCAGTTGGTATAGCAGGAGGATTGGTGTCAAGTGCATGTCCTATACTGTTATCAAAAACGTCAATCTGAAAAGAGACTTGATTAACAGCCGGGTTGGTAAGAAAGCTACCACTACCACTTGCTGCACTAATAGTAATTTTACCATTACTCTGGTCAAGTACGGGCAACACACTAGCTTGACCACCTACAGCTGCCGGCAATATACTATCAAAACCAGGACCTAGACTAAACCCATCAGTGGCGGTGGATTGCGGCTTATATACGAGTACATCAGTTCCGTCAAAAACTCTAATAAAAGAAGAAAAACTAGCTACGTCTGTTATAGCCCCGGTAGCGTCTGCGGCAAAGTTATGGGTTCCATTTGTAGGTGTATAGGTCTGCCCATCTGCACCAATACTTCCATTTATAACAGTTCTTACACCTGCAAAACTAATAGAAGCTGTGTTGGAAGTAAAAATTTGTTGATTCGACAGCCCTGAATTTATAGTATCTGTGAAACTGACATCTAGAGTTTGGGGTAAATTAGCTAATGTACCAGAAGCCTGACCCCTACCTCCGCTATTTTGAAGTGCCTCCGTTGGAGGTGAATATATGTAAGTGTCTGACGAGCCAGTTTGTCCACTTCCTGGATATGACAGGGCAGTCCCACTTGCATCCTTCAAAACCCAGGTATACTCTACATTGGCTTCGTCGCTTATATTTACAGGCAGTGCAGTTACTGTCGTCTGACCGGTAGCAGGGTTTGTAACCCTGCTTGTAGCTGTATTATATTGAAATAACGTTGTACCTGCACTAACACTAACTAATCTATTTGTATTCATTCCAAGAGCTAGACCTGGCACACCCGCTAAATTACTTCGAGGCTCATATACAGATGCTACATTAATGAAGCGACTACCTGCTCTATTTGAAGGGGTTTTTACTTGATATCTTATCCAATAGTATCTTAGAGTAGGGTCAGTACTTTCATTTTCTGTATAAGAGTCCCGAAATTCTTCTACTCTACAGCTACCTATACGCTTAGCACGATCTGCCTCAACTATCGTAGTATTATTTGCGTTAAACGGAGCAGGAGCCCCCAAGAAATTAATACTATTACCGCGCCATATTTCAATCTCATGTGTAGTCTCTGAAAAAGCGTCTGTGTTATTCCAAACCAATATTATTTCGCCTAATTGAACCTGGGAAGCTGCCAGGTTGGTAGGAGGATTTGGCCGACCAAGTGGTGGAGTGTTAGGATCGGGCGCTATACCATAGCCTCCGCCTTCTGCTACTATGACATACGCACTATCATCATGCTCAGATGCGGTAATATCTACTAATCCATCGTTTTTAAAATTAATATTAGTTATGCGAAAGCTTTTGTTTGTATAACCAAAGCGCGGGTATGTAATGTCTATTATATTACCTGAAAGAAGTAGTAAACCTCTTGGAGCCATAGTAAACTGTATCTCTAAACCGTACCTAGATTCATCTAAAAATTGCTTTATATTGAACCTAGCATTAAAATAATTAGTAACTCCAGGTAAGGAATACTGAGCTTTCTTTTGTATGCCTTTATCTTCTTTTAAATAATCAGAGTTAAAGAAAGAAACAGTTCTAGCTTGGAAGCCATTAGCAGGGTCTAATATAGAAGCAGTGACATAATTTTTGCTATTTTTTAAACCTTTATCTGCTAGTTTAATAGTACCTATTATGTCATCTTCACTGATTCGTTCCGGGTCGACTAAAGTCGGTTTTTTACTTTTAATGTCAAGCTCATACTTACCTACAGAATACCGAAGCATTCCATTGAACTGTTTCAACATCTTATTGATATTGGAAAATATAGGACTTTGAGTATCAACGATTTGATTCATCTGGTGTCGAGTAACGTTTCTTTGCTCACTGCTGTCCCAGCCTAAATACTTCCAATATTTTACATCATCAGAATCATATATGCCATATCCAGAAGCAGAAAAGTTTGATGCTCTAGAATCCCATTTTTTAACTATTGGATTACCATTTGCTGAGTATACATTATCTTTTGATATACCATAGACTTTACTGCCCCCCACTTGTCTAAGGTACACAGTAGATGTATATTTGTTCCCGTCTTGTGGGTTGGGCGTTGTTGTAATCACACCTGCTGAAGACGCTCTATAGAAACATTTATCATACCAATAGAACTCACCGGCTTGAAAATATTTCCAGTTATTCCATTTTGTAGCAACTTTCCCCACGCAGTCTGTAAAAGTTACTTGTTTCCAGTTAAAAGGTCCGGTTGTGCCAAAGGCGCTGCCTAGCTCGGCGTCTGTTTCTACCCTACTTACAGTACCACGAAATTGGTTAATAGTAGTTGAGCCGGAGGAAGTAGACATCTCGTAAGTTTCGCCAACATTAATATTAGCACCAGGAGTAATTAGAACAGTAACCTCCGATCGAGTATCGCATTCTCTTGCAGCAGAAAGAAAAGAGGATACGTCGATATCCTTATCAATGTCTAGCCCTTTACCATATCTCTCATTTGTAAGGTAGTCAAGCAGTTGCATAGCAGGATTAATAGTAACACGTTTATCTCCGATTGAGCCGATAGTAAACTTGTCTCCAAGTGCAGGCATAAAATTATAAGCCCAAGGCTCATCAACCATTGCTACCCCGTAAGTATTATCATAGCTTATAATAGTTCTTTCTTGTTTAAAAACACCTCCTCCGCTTATAGCGTGCTGAAGAGTTACTTTTTTACCGACATAGAAGTTGGCAACGGCTTGGTTGGCGGCGCCATTTAACGCTATCGCATTTTTAATATAAAGACCTGTAATATTATTCGCAGTTCCGTAACTAGCAGAATAAGGTAAAGGAATATTATCTATGGTTTGCGTGCTTGTGTTAAAAGAAAACCCTGCGTAAGAGGGTGCAGCAGCAGAAATATCAGCAGCATTATACATACCTATTATTACACCAGGCTGATTTAGAGCGTACCGCTCGGGGGTGTTGCCTGTGCCGCTCACAACCAGTTTCGTACCAATACCATTTGAACTTTGTACAAACTGAGAGGCTACCATACCTGTGATAACAAGAGCTTCGGCTACAATTGTTGATGTTTCTGCTGCATCCCATGTTTGCATATGCCACCTAGCATTATTACTTTTTTTCATATAAAAATTTGTAATAGGTGTGGTACCGTCCAGAAGGATGGATGGCGAGAGACGAGGAGATAGTCTAAATCTATAGTCAATATCGCCATTGATATCAAAAGTAGACCACTTATCTACAATAGTAAAAGTACTTCCTATTGCTCCATTACCTGAAGTTTTATGTAAAGTAACAGAATCATTTAAGTTAAATTGAGTGTGGATAGCATTTGTCAGATTGGACTCAGTAGATTGCTTATAGCTGCCATCATAGTTATAGCATTCGGGGTTCCGTCCTCGCACTACGTAACTCATTGAAGGCAGGCTTGTTTCACCTTCCTTAATTACATATTTTCCTGCTACATATGCAGTATCGAGTACCTGATGACTAGGTCCCCAGTATAGTTCTTTACCGGCATAATAGATAGGGTCTTGAGTTGTAAAGTTTGAATCGCTAGGATTGTTAGCAATCTCTACTAAAGTATTATCTGCTTTTTGATTGGCTTTCCCCGCGTGGAAGGTAATATGTACGTTCATAGGGTCAATAAAACTATGAGTACGTTCATGTAATATTCCAGTAGCATTCCCAGTTTCTGAGTCACTAGCTCCCGTGGGAGTAGTTTGAAATACAGTCTTTGTAAAACTATCAGAATTAAAGGGCGCGTTTGGCCCGAGAGTGGTTTCAATAGTAACCCCGTTATAGTCAAACTGTGTAACGTTACCTGTTGCACTATCGTAGGAATTTAAAGTATCTCCTCGATCTTGCCTGCCAAAACACTGTAGCTCTACAGCGTCAGATTCAACAGAACGCAAATCAAAATCCAGTTTATTTACACAAATTGTAGTAGTATCGTCAATCAAAATATCAAATATAGATGCGATTGGGCCTTCACAGAGTGCGTCTGCTTTATAAACTATAGATGCATCGCTTTTATCAGTGTCTACAAATATAGGAAAAGAGTCAATTTTACGAACACCGTATACTACAGGTAGCATTTTTGCTTGAGGATTAAAACGTAGGTCTACTTCGCGAGTTTCATCTTCTGTATATTCTTGAAGATCGTCACCTCTAGCGGTTCTGATTTTATCAACTTTTACATTGTAAGTAGCCAGAACATTGATTGCGCGGTTTGCGTGTAAAAATCCTAAATCGCTAGCATATGCAGGCCTAAGAACAGAGGCTATGTCTACTGTATTATCTGGTTGAAGAGCTCGGTGCTCCTCATCATCTGTTAAACGCCCTTGTACTCGTAAAAAATCACCCCAATGACTAGAAAGTGTCCATTTTATTTGTGAAGAGTTAGGTTTTTCTACAATCGAGCAACCGCTTGTTATACCTTTAAAGTATACGTAAGGTGTCCCTATTATTACATTTTCGGAGTTAAGGTGTGCTCTATATATAAAAACTTCTCGGTTTATATAATTAGTATAAGTTCCTCCAGTTTTATCGGCTATAAGTATGTTTAATTCTTCTGCAGCTAAAGCTATCGTATAGTTTTTCGCTGTAGCTACCGCGGTCATTCCATTTATATCAGTAAAAGTAATACTTTTACCTTCGTCCGTAAAACTTTCAATACGAATATACTTTCCGGCATTGTCATGGGTCTGTAGGTCTAATGCTAGGTTGCCTGTGCTTCCTGTTTTGTTAAGGAATATTTTATCGCCTTCTTGAAAACCTAGTTCAGATAAGTTGGTAGTAGTTACCATCTTTCCATTTACGCTTGTAAAAGTAGCAGCAACATCAACTATAGTTCCTAAACTGGAAGCATCTAAAGTCATAGAAAGATTAGAAGCTCTTGCTTGTATATTTTCGTTAACCGTACCTAAGTTGACGAGTTTATTTGCTCTATAAATATTACCATCTGTACCTGTAGGTGTAAGAGGGTTTCCATCTAAATCTACAGCGCCATCATCATATACAATATCGAAGGGAGCATCTGTTATAAAAGTGTAATCACTATCTACACCTTTAATAAGGGCACCAACTATATCAGGGTTTTGAGGTTTCTCAAACCTAATTAAATGAACCACTCTAAAAGGGTCATAGTTCATAAGTGAAGTTACTAAATCCGGGTGAATTGCGCGTGTTGCCATTATCGTAGAGCCTCTTCTAGCTTCAGTGAAAAACTGTATAAATTATTTGTATTTAAGCTATACTCTACTAGATCGCTAGCAAATATAACTCTGAATTTGGGGTCGTGAAAATTAATAACAGAGCTGACTGTTAAAGTTCTGGTAAGTGGTGGATTAAAATGTAATAATTGCTGAGTTGCTATAGGGTTAGCTGCACCTGAAAGGTGAGTACCATCAACTTCTACTCGAGTTATTTGATATACTTTTGTGTGTCGAACATCCCCTCCGTCTGTTATGGTAAAAATATCTCCCGGCTTTGCCGTGCCATTCGCACTTGAGCTATAACCTGGTCGTGATACTATTATAGTTGTTTGACCTGCTATCCCGTTGGTTGCCGTGCTCGCGGCGGTAAACTGATTTGAAGCTGCATAGGCTGCAAAAGTAGGGTCACGAGGTACTCTATATTGAGGCAATGAAACAAAAAAGGGTTGTAAACTTCCTTTTTGTTGCATTATAAAAGAATTTACAGGCTCAAACTCCTCGCGAGTCATAGGATTGTAAGAAATATCTATATTCCATTTATGCCCCGACAAAGACCTACTTATCAGCCTTCCAGAATTAGTACGAGTATTTAGAAGTGGCTGCTCAGAAGCTAGCTTCACAGAAGCATATCCAGGTCCATAAACTCCAGTGTTGACAACGGTACCACTGGAGTTGAGGGAGCCTCCAGCCTCTACAAACGTATTATTGGGGTCTGGTAAAACATTCTGAAATATGTCAAAGTCTGCCATTAGTATGATTTATCCTGTACGCCTTCTAAGAACATTTGTCCATGTTCGTTTGCGGCCTCTCGTAACATTGCGATTATATTACCTCTCTGATTCATTAATAAGTCTTCTACACCTGATGCATCTACTGCACTAATTGAGAAGTTTACGTTCGTCATTCCACCTGTTTCTTTTCCAGAAGGTATAATATTTCCGGCAGTTTCTGGCATAAATACTTCTGGACCTTGCTCACCAACCAGGTAGCCTCCTGCAGCACGACCTTTATATCCAGAGAATGCTGAGGTGGGTTTAAAGTCGTCCATACCTGTACCGATTCCTGAATCTCCTCGTGCGTATGCCAGCTCTCCTCCAGCATTATTAGCATTCGCTAAGTCTACAGTATTGCTTCGTGAGCCTACCTCTAATGTAGAAGGGGCGGTAGGTGTTGATCCTCCTGCACTTCCTCCTCCTTGATACGACGTGCCGGCAATTATAGCAAGTTGTGCCGCACCCACTGCAGCCATAGCTGCACCCGTAGCAATACCAAAAGGAAGACCGCCAGCATTTGCAATACTTTGTATAACTGCAGAAGCCGTTGATAGTATTGTTTGAGCCATTTGTGCTTTTTTGTTTATTTCAAAAGCTTTCTTCTTTTCTTTCTCTTTCTTCTTATCTAAAGCGGAAAGCTTAGCTAAACTTGCTGCAGATTTTCCATCACGTTTTTGTTCTGCAGCAATTTCTTGGTCAATACTTGTAATTTTCTGTTGACTATTTGCTGCTAACATGCTGCTTATAGCTCCTATGGTTGCTGAAGAGGCTTCCAGGCCTGCAGCAAGTCTATCTCCTCCAGAAGCAGCGCTATCACCAATTATTTCAAATGCAGTGCTCCAGGCACCCGTTGCAGCAGCGGCTCCGCTTGTTACAGCATTAAGTAGTAAACCTTCAGGCCCCATCAAATCCATCATAGGCTGTAGTGCATTTATAGTACCTGCTACCTTGTCTCCTATACTGGACAATTCTTGGTCTGGGTCAAGTGCTCCTCCAGCTCCAAACAAACCGGATATACGCTCGCCTTGCGAGCCACTATTGGAAGTGCTGGCATCTAGAGTTGCTCTGCTTTTAACAACTCCTTCAGTTTCTATATTGTCCTTAGCAACAACTCCTGTAGTTATTGCGGCTGCAGTCGCTCCATTTCGTGCTTGTTCCTGCAAGCCTGCTAGTTTTTCAAAAATCTTTAACTCTTCGGCACTTGCGCCTGTCCTTGCTGCTTTTGCTTTCTCCAAAGCCAGTTGTGCGCCTAGTAAATCCCACTGTAATTTGATAGTTTCTACCTTTGCTTTAGTTTCCTGTGTTATCATATCCAGGCGGGCTTGTTTATTTTCATTGAACGATTTCATTTCGTCCTGTGAAGAGGTATCGAACCTATTTGTTGCAGCTTTTCGCTTAAGAGCATTTTGTTGTAGTGCTATACTCGCAGCTAACATAGCTTTTCTAGAGTTGAGCTCTTTATTTACTAATGTATTTATAAGCATTTGCTGTTTAACGTCAGCAACTTTCACAGAGGCAGCTATTTGTGCAGTTCCAAGCCTTTCTGCTTCAATAGCCTTAAGCTCTTGCTGTAATTGCAATAGTTTTTCTTGATCTAGAACGCTTATACCAGATAGGTCTATAAGATTAATTTCTTCTTGCACAGCATTTTTTCTAGAGTCTACTATCTGATTATGCATATCTAGAGCTCTTTGCATAATTAGAGGGTTATCTTTTGATATTGCATTTAATTTTTTAAACTCTATCTGCTGCTGTTTAATTAGTGCCTTAGCAGTGATTAGAGTATCGCGGCTTTTTTCAAGTTGTTTAACGCTGAGCATCAGTACCCCTGCGTCACCGAGTAGAGATTTTGGCAAGCCCCCTGGCAGTGTGTCAGGCAGAACTGATCTCATTGCGTCTATAGTGTCTTGAAAACCTATGGCATTATTTTTGAAGGCCTGAATAGCTTGGCCTCCTGCAGCAGCTGCATTATTAAATTCTATTGATAATAACTTGAGATTCTCAATAATAGGGTCATACGGTGTACTTTTTCTTGCTCCAAGTTTATTAACCGAAGCTTGAAAATCTGCCATAACAGTTTGAGCACCCATGATAGACTCTATGATAGATTTATTATTTCCCATGAAGCCGTCGAAAAATTCTTGAAAGCCAGTATTAGTCTTAAATCTATAGCTATCCTCCTCTAGTAGCTTCAGTTCTTTTGTCAGTAGTGCTATCTGAGGTGTTAACTCTTTTTTAAGCTTTGGTGCCATTGCATTCATTGAAGCTAAAGCGTCTTGTATAAATATTTTAGCAGCAGCTTTGTTTAATTCCTCGATACCTGTGTTCAAGGAATCTACTTTCGATTCTGCTCCTGTCACGGCGCTATCAAAAGCTTTACCCCTGGCATCTAGTGTGGCAGTACCACGACCTGCACCCAAGGCTCCTGAATTTACTCCGCCCTGCCCCGACTTGGTTTCACTCTCTCTTTTTGCTCGGTTTGCTGCGTCTAAATCCTCTTGAGCTTTTATTCTATCCTCTCTACTTGCTTCTCTTACTGCCGCTGTATACTTTTTCCATCCGTCTATTAGTTGGTCAATTATGCCTACTTTAGCCTTTAAAGTAGCTACAAAAGCGTCTGCCTTCGAGTCTGTCTTTTTTAAAGTATCCTCTAATTGGTCTGAAATAGATACAAAACTCTCAAATGAATCTGTAATGCCGGTAAGTGTTTTTTCAAGTTCACTATCTCCGAAAAGTTTCTTAAATACGGGTATTAGTAAAGAAGCTACAAATAGTACTTGACCGATTACAGGTATGGCATTTAGTAGTGCTGTACCAAACAAAACTACAGCACCTCTAGCGGCTGTAGCCCCTATTACAACTTTAGCCCACAGGCTTCCATTCACTCTTCCTACTGTTTTCATTTGAAGAGCTGTGCCTGTAAGAGCCACTCTAAACTTAGCTAAAACACCATTTGCTGCTTCCATACGGTTCAGAGCCGCAGATGTTATTGTAGAAGACCTACTTCGACCTGCAGCTATAACACCTTTATTTGTTATTACTGATTTTGTTTTTTCGGCTTCTTGAAGTTTTTGTACTGCTACAATTTGTTTTCGAATTATGTCAAGATTGTCTTGTCTAGCTTTTTTAACCTCCCCTAATCCTGCCGCAGTTTGTTTAACTCTTATTGCTTCCGAAGCCTTTAAACTTTTTAATACTTTTGCCTGCTCGTTAATACTTAAAGTACCAGACTTAATTTTAGTAGTAAGATTCTGAATACCTTTAGGAATTATTGTCAATTCCTTACTAACTTTAGTCGCAGCGTCTGTATACGCCTTACTTACAACTTTAGATGCTTTTTTGGCAGTAGCTCCTGCTGCGGTAGCAGATCTCGAAAAAGACTCAGACATTTGACCAATAGCAGGTAGTATGGTTTTTAATATTGTGGAGCCAAATAAGAACAGTACACCCGTTAAAGCTGTGGGGTTAGCACCTAAAAAAGACACTAAAGGAGTTAGTACAGTATTGATAAGATTTAAACCAGTTTTAGAGAGGTTAGTAAAAGCTGCAGCAAGCTGGTCATACGCATTGGGGTCTAAAGTTTCTGCAATATCCCCGAATTTTTTCAAACCTTGTTCTGTAGTTGCATTTAGAAATGCTTGTCGTCGTTCAAACTGAGTAAGCTGGTCACCTGTCTTACCTATAGTAACTGCATAAGCATCTACCGCATCATCAAGACGCACCATGATGCCCAATTCGTCCAGAATTTCTGGTTCTAATTTTGCAGTACCTTTTACCAGTCTTGTAAGTGCATCTTCCATATCTCTACCGAGAGCTTGAGAAGCGCCTTTAGCTACTTTAGTTAAATCTTCTAGTTGGGTTGAGGAAAAGCCTGAGCTAAAAGCCAAGGCTGTGGACGACATAGCAGCTTCCATCGAAATGGCTGCTCCTGTAATATCTCGAATATTTTCAGCAACATAGGTAAGGTTTGCACCTGCAGCATTACCTACTCTGATCAAGCCTTCTTCTAGTTGTTGAGTAGCGGCAGCACGTCTAAGAGCTCCGAAAGCTGCTGTTAGTGCGAATATATTAGCCGCTAGAACTGCATAAGCAGGAACAAGGCCGCCTGTAATACCTGTAGACATTTTAGAAAATGCTTTTGTACTATTAGAGGTTGCACCGGCCGCACCTTTAGCTACTTTATTATAGCGATCAGCAGAGTTACTAGCATTATTTAAGCCAGCAGCAGCTTTATCAGCATGTTTACCAACAGCCTGTAGACTGCCGTCTTCCAGAACCTTAAACTTAACTGTAACTGTATCTGTTGCCACTATTACTTTCTCTTTAGCTTATCCCTTTCTCGTTTTAATTGTTCTTGAGATTGGTTAATAGCCCTTGATTCTAAATAAGTTAGAATCTCTAAAAATAGTTCTGTATCCTCTATTCCATGCATTTCTATATAAAAAGGTAGCGTTGTAAAGTCTTTTCCCATGTATCCGATATCAGGATAAACTCTGTCACCTAGTGCACTAAAAGTGTTTAGTGCTAAAATGGCTAAGGCGGGAAAATCCTCTATATCAGGAGGTATTTCTTCTTCAACCGGTTCCTTTTCCATCTGTTCACACATCTTAAAATAACGCTCTCGCGTCATCTTAGAATCACTATTTTTGAAGAACCTTTCCAGGCGCTCCAACAGCTCCTCCTTTTGGCTTGCTACGAAAGTTATCTAGATCAAAGACTACCTCATTGAGCCAACCGTCGAATTCAGAAGAAGAACTTACTAAAACCTCGGCATTATCTAGTGAATATTCTAATTCTTTCGCAGGGTCTTGTCCATCAATATCTATGAGAATCAAAGTCTCTAAGTGGGTAAGTGTTAAACCTTTCCAGTTTTTAACTACTCCTTTAGTAAATTCTACTACAAATTTATCTTCGTCTAATGTATCTACTGCTTGACGCGTCTTGCGGTCAAACTTTGTAGTAGTACACTTCTTACGAAGTCCTGTCAGTTCTTTACGAGACAAGTTTGCTATCTCGACTTCGAATCCTGGTAGTCCAGGAAAGTCAACCCAAACTGCTTTGGTATCGACCATTAGTGTTTTTAAATCCATCATTATTCCTTATTTTAGTTAAGTGTGATTTTACTACCGAGATCGGTAGGGTTGTCGTTCATTTTCCAGTCATATGCTTGAGTGTATACGTCGCCTACAGAGTTCCTATTTGTAAAGCTACAGTTTGCGAGATTGAATTTAAAACCTCTAAAACTCGTAGAACTCAAACCATTTCCTGCCGTTATTACAAGTGGTACATTTGTGTCCCAGGTCTGTACGTCAGTATTTGAAGTATCTGTAACATACTGTCCTATTGAACCGGAAAGAATTCGTTTTTCCAGAGTAAATTGAGAAGGATACATAGAATTGCTAGCATTAGTTACATCTAATGCTGCATTGACAGTTTCATAAGGTATCCATTTTATGTCATTTTGTAACTCAATGGAACACTTATAAAGACAAGAGCTAAGAGCTGCACCGTTGATAGTAATACCAAGACTTTTTGTCATCTGGTAGGTTCTAGTACCTCGGGTGGGTAAAGGAAATAATATTTCCCTACCTCTAGTTAGCTTTGCTGCTTGTCCTGAGAGTGACAACTTAAGATTCTGTAATTTCTCAATTATGAATGTCCCATTAGTTATAACACACGTTTCAAGCTTATAAACATCGTTTGGTAATTTTACATATAAATCAAAGGTATTTAAAGTATAAGTATCTGTTTTGTAGTCTACTAAAAGATCTAAGACAGTAGCTAAACTATCTTGTGTGATCATATGTACTGTCATATCAAAATTAGCAGGGTTAGCTTTTTTAATATTAGATGCTTCGTGCATCTTATGCTGCTCGTGTAGCGTTTTCTGCTGATATGTCTTATCTGTAAAAGTTTGCGTAAAGCTTAAATCAGGGCCTACGTCTAGTAGTATTGGTTGATTTTTATAAGCACTTTCCTGATTATTATAAATTCGTAAACCTGAAAGAATAGCTCCTGACCATGCAACATTCCTGTCTATTCCTGTTTGGTTTCCTGGGCAGTATTCGCTAGTATGAGGGCTGTAACCCCAGCCTCCAGAACCGCTACCCGCCCAGTTATCTCCGGTTAAAGATGAACCGTCTAAAGTGACTCCTTGTACTTTAAGTTTATTGTCTATCCATAGACTTGCGGTGCCCGCATCGGGGTCTGCTTCCCATGCAATTGTGTGCGCTTTTCCATCAAATTCTTCTATTTCTGAAATTGGCTTATTTAAAACTACTAGATCATTTGTGGTTGCCTGATAGCTGCCACTTCCGTGCCCAGTACGGTATTGAAGATACTTAATCCCCGTGATAGTAGTAATACCTATCCACATTCCTTGACTTGTGCCACCCTTGGTAAAAAGGGTTTCTTCTGTATTCGTAAACGAAGAGGGAAGAATCAGCTCTCCTGCAAATACTACTTTTTGTGAGCGTGGAGTGGCGCTCATAGGAGCATTATCGCCTAAATTAACAAAAGGTGTTATAGTTCCAGAAAGCGTCAGCCCGTGTTCTATATCAAAGGCTGGACAAAGGTATACTTGCGCCTCTTTGTTAAAATTAAAATTAGCCATTATTCTCCGGGCAATAAAAAGGGCTCAAAAAGAGCCCTTTAGCTTTTTTCTATCCCATAGTATAGTCCAAAAGACCTCCTATGTCAAGAACTTTTTTTAAGCACCTATATACTTGACCGTAAGTTCGTCCGCGGCTGTAATATTTGTTCCTAGAGCGGAGAAAGATACCTCTAAAGCAATAATATCATCAATGGAGTGCGTGGGCACTTCTAAGTGACATTGAGACATATTAAGTTCTATACGAGGAGTACCTGAACTACCTCCGACTTTAAAACCAAGAGTAAAAGAGTTAGTAATTGTACTAGTTCCTTCAATAATATTTTCAAACAAGTCCATGCTTCCTAAAGCAGTGTTATCTAAATAACAACTAAAACTTCCGCCAACGGTGCGCGTACCTGTAACTGCTTCTAAAGGTTGGTTAACTACTCCTATAGTTTCTGGAGTGACGAATGAAATATTATTACTAATAGTAACATTACCACCTGTTAGCGTTAAACCATAATTAGTAGATGTAGGCGATGTGGATACTGCAGTAAGCTGCGTTAAGCGGTTACGAATAAAATTAGTTGTACTAGTAATTCCTTCATACCTAGTTCTAACAGGTGCTGAAGCTTCTTCACTAATAATTGTACCCATTCCAGACCAGTTGATTGTAGTAATACCATCAATATCAAAGTCCATAGATGCTTCATTTACAGCACAATTTGCAATTTTATAAACAGTTGTATCAGTCTTAAAGTATATATTCGCTTTTGCTAGCTCAGTTAGGTTTGAATTGGCAAAGGTAATATCCATATCAGTACCATCTGCAGTAATACCTGTTGACCAAGCAGCATTAGTACTAGCAGCAGGGTTGGTATACGTAGCATTGGTAGCAAGCATAGCCCACAAAGGCTCTTCTACACAGTGTTGAAAAAGAGCATCGTCTACTCTACCACCAGTTTCACCTGTTCCAGCTGATTTAAAAGGTCTTGCATAAGTAGAAAAACTCCACTCTGCCGGTGCGTAAGAGTCTGTGAACATTTTACGTCCTCGACGACTAGAATTGGCTGCACCAGACATTTCGTTAAGTACTACTTCGCTTGTGTTTGTACCTTGTGAAAATGAAAAACCGTCTAGAACGGGTATCTCCCATATTGCGTCTGCATCCTCTGTTCCATTTGCTGCTAAGTATGCGATATAAACTTTCGTTTCGCGACTAAAAAATAAAGCCATAGTTATTCTCCTATGTTATCTTGAAAAGACATGGACGTGAGCTTTTGCTCTTGCCAGTATTTTCTAGTATCGAACCTCTATTAGCATCTCTCCGACACCTAAAGGCTCAAGTACACCTTCATCAGTATCAATACTGATGATTGTGATTTGTTGTGTACTTTGAACCACATTTTTGCGGTCTATGTACGTTAAGTTTGAGTTCTCTTCTAAAAGAGTTTCTACATCTTCCAGGAGCTCGTCTAAGGCTTTTACAGAATCTTCGTCCTGTACGTAGCATCGTATTGTGACTGATAGAAACCTATCTTTATAACCTCCACCTTGATATTCGCGTGTTTCAGAACCAGCGTTTAGGTGGACTGCGGGAAATTCTTCTACTTCATCCCAAAATTTTAATCGAGGAGAGACATTCTCATTTAAGTTAGTTAAGTAGTCTCCTTGCCCATTTATATCTTTTAACTTTTCTACAATAGCGGTTAATATACCTAGGCGTCTTGTAGTGTATGCCCTTTCTGCCATTATACTCTCCTAGTGTAGAATCTGCCTATAGCCATTTTGACTGCGATCTCGCGAATAGATTTATCAATTAGTTTGCGAGGGTCTCTTTGCCCATTAGACCAAGCACCGCTGCTTCCTTCTTCAAAAACTTGATAAGGGTCTCGTTGGTATGTGTATCCAATACTCGGAAGCCCTTTGGGTGTTTGCGTTATATCTGTCACCCTGGTTGATTCCGCAAACCTGCCTGTTCTATTAACAAGTGCAGGTTCTTGCATATTTCTTCTTACAGTATTTGGTAGTTCTTTGTTAATCATGCCTATCATCTCTAGCATGCTAGATGCAGGAGATGCTTGTGTTTTTCTTTTACTCTTTCGAGGGCTGCTAGGTTGCGTAATAACTGCTTTGCCCTTTTTCAGCTTTGGCTTAGTAGTAACAGAAGTCTTAGTAGACAACTTATGGCTCAAAGCTTTAGAACTAACTTTTACATTTTTGTTACTCGTTTTAAACTTAGCAATAACTACTTTGTTAGCTTTCTGCTTCAAAGAACTAGAGCCTTCCATATTTAATAGTTCAGGTGTTATGCCTTTTAAGAAAGACCTATAAGCAGTTTTTAAAGCTTTTTCTTCTTTAGAATCTGCTATATTCTCTTTTCCTGATTGAAAAGAAATTACAGAAACATAATCAGCAGTCAGCTTACCAGCTTTAGTAACTATTTGACTAGACTTAGTTATTAACCTACTAATCTCTCTATACTCTATACTAGAAATATCTCCTTTGAAAGCACTACTAGCTAAATTGTGCAATAAAAGCTTTTTAGTGCTGTCATCTAAACCTGAAACAGAAGATGCTATTTGCACTTGAGATACCGCTGTTCCTTCTGCCCCATGACCTTTATGAAGATTGGAGGAAACATCTTTTGATTGAGCATTAGACAACACTTTTCTATCTTCTAAAACTTTAAGCATACTAACCTTAACCACACTTACAGACTTAGAAAAACTAGTAACTATAAACATATCCTCATTTAACGTATAAGGAAGTCCGATAGAGGGCAGCTTAGCTACTACAGCATTAAACCTTCTTTTATTCCTAGACTTGAAAGATTCCTGCAGTTTTTTAGCGTGCTTTTGTCCTGCTTGTAAAGCAGCTAAAAGGTCTGCTTCTTTAATCTCTATGCCTGGAACTACAAGTTCTATTACTTTTCTTAAGTCTTTAGTATCAGCTAATATTAAAAGCTGACCTCGTTGTCTTTGTACAGCCTTGCGAGCCTCCTTATCTAACTTTCGTAGTAACGGAAGTTGAAAATCTTTTTCAAAGCGTTGCTTACTCATCAGTAGTTTTTATATAAGTCTAAGACTCTTTTTATATGATCTGGGTATGCAACAGTGCTGGCGGCATTTTGTATGCTAGCGCCTCCAAGATTCTGTCGCTGTTTATGCTCGTCTTTAAAGTAGTACTTAACTAGATCAATTACTGCTAGTTTTAAGTCTTCGGGACATGTTTCCCAACCTGCTTTATATACTACTTCTACGGCACCGGGACCCCGTGGGAAGTTTTTATATCGAGTACCAGAATTAGATCTAAAAATACTATCTGTTACAGTATCTAAATAGTAGTCTTTATCGGCAACTAGAGTGACATAAGCACTGCTGATTCCCGTTCGTTCTTTTACTGTTACAATACTATTAACAGGACTTTCTGTTAGTTGCACCGAACTTGATGCAAAGTCAATGCTGAATGTTTCTGTCTTATTAGCAGTATAATAGTCTACTATAGTGTTATTACAATAAGTTTTTACTAATGCACTCACGGCTGTGATTAAATTAGATATACGAGAATCATCCCCAAGACCGTTGATTTTGGAGGCTATCTTGTATTCGTCTAAAGTTATTAAATTTGCCATAAAGCTATAAGTCCATTAGTAAAAACTTGGGGGCGAACCCCCAAGTTTAGTTACTCTTCTACGATTAAGATGAGTGGTACGCGATACGTACCGAAGGCAGATTACCAACAGCACCGGCAAACAACTCAGTAAAACCGAGAGACTGTGAAGCAACAATAGCAGTACGCTGATTGGCTGTTTCATAGTCAGTTTCGATTGAAACACCTTTCAGACGAGGCACAACATAGTTGTTAACGTTAACTGCAACAGCAGCTGTTTTGTTAACACCACGCTCGAAAGCATCACTGACAACTACCGGAGAACCATAAACAGCGCCTACAGAACCCACAACCTTAGCAGCCAAATCACTACCAACTTCACTGATATCTTGAAAGCCAGGATCATTGATCAAGTTGTAGTACTCAACTGTGTTAACGATGTAAGCAACATCAGCAGGGTTAATACCATACTTGCCCATCTCACCACGTGCTTTCATAAGTTTCTCAGCCGTCAATGCAATACTAGTACTGATTACCATACCAGTAGCAGGTACACTAACTGAGTTAGCGGCCATCATACTTGTTCCGTCAGTTCCAGAGCCAACTAGGCCAGGGATAGCGGTAGTACCTTTAGTGAAGGCGCTATCAATTGCACGAGCGTGAGCACGGGCCAAAGCAGACAAGATCATTGGAAGGATTGTAACTACTACCTGCTCATCGGTATCATTAGCAATGAAAGTACCAGAGATCAAACGCTTAGCAAGAGCAGTAACTTCACGAAGCTGAAACTCATTAGCTACACTTCCCGCTGCTTCTGTAAGGATACCATCACCAATTCCGCCAGCGCCGAAAGTAGCAAGGTTAGTGTCATCCATCAAAGGAAGAACTGTAGCGCCAGAATTGACTTGCAATTCACGGAACAGGCCAGCAACTTTCTGTTGCAGACGTACTTCTTCTTCAAAAGTATTAGAAACAATAGTATCTAAAGTTCCTGCATTATCCTCGAACTGAACACCAAGTTTTTGCAGAAGGTCTTGACCGAACTGAGTTCCGTTCATTCCTTTCTTAGTAATTTTACCAAGAACAGAAGCCATAAGGAATTCCTTACCAAACTTAGTAAGATCTTGCTCACGTCCTGAGAAGGACTTCTTGCTGTTTTGCATAGCAGTAATTTCAGTAGACTTCTCTTCGAGGTCTGCTTTGTGCTCTGCTAAGATTTTAGCGATGTCAGCGTCTTTTGCGCTAATTTTTGCTTCCATGTCTGACATGAGAGCTTCTACGCCTGACTGAATACCAGTCTTAACGCGAATGTTTTGTGCTTCAAGAACAGAAGCCTCTTTTTCAGCTTCGGCTTTCTCAGCTGCTTTTTGCTCGGCTTGCTTCATTGCGATTTTTGCAGCTGTATCTTCAGCTACCTTCTTTGCAAAAGCTTCCAAGTCGATGTTTTGGTTATCCATTTTGATCTCCTGATTTGTGGAGGGTTGCTCCACGCTTTTCGGTGTGTTATCCCTAGCTACATTTGAAGTATTAACTTCGTCCTTAGCCAGAGACTGACCGGCTAGATCTACACGATTAGTGAAAGTTTTTTTGAAGGCTTCGTACTCATCAACTGAGTCAAAAGACTTCGCGAGCGAAAAAGTAGCTTCTTGATTACAGGGTACGGAAACAACCGAAACCTCAAACAACTCAGCGTCCTTAATCATTAGTCCATCGGTTTCTTTAATGTAATCAGCATCCTTGACTCTGAAACCAACAGAAAAGGCTCCAAGAACACCGTCTTTAACAAGCTCAGCTACGTTGCCAGGGGCACTTTTACTGATTTTGCATTCCAACTCTAGACCATTGGGACCAGCTTTCATCCCCGTAGCGCGACCAATAGGTCTATTATAGTCATGATTAAATAGAATAATTGGGTTTTTTTCGAAATTTTTCAAGCCACCTTTCTGCCAAGCTTCTGCTGATATTGTATCACCTGCGCGATCAAAATCAGCGGTGCTCGCCATTCCACGAATCACAACAGACCCGTCGTCGGCCTGCTCAGATTTAAACGTGGAAGTAAGACTAAAAATTTTATCCATCTTTCTTCTCCACTTTAACTTTAGCAGGTTTAGTCGCTGCAGGCTTATTAGCAGGCATTGACCAAACAGGTGCTTTAGTTTCTACAGGTTTAACTGTAGGTTTTACTTCTGGTATATCTAAATGTTTAACAAGAGGTCCAAATTGTGGACTAGCCCTTAGAGAAGCTATCGCACCTCTATAACCTCCAAAAATACAGTTAAGAGTAGCTCCAAGAACTGGTTGGCTCTTTAACGCAATATAAGAATTTTCATCAAGAATTTTACCTTCTTTTATAAAAAAGTCTGTTAATTGCTTTAGAGCTTTTCTAGTTTTTACTTTATTCGCCATCTTCGTTTTCCTCAACGGGTCGACCACCTACATTGGCGTCGACTGCGGATCCTGCTATATTTGCAGGAACTCTGATTTCTTCAGTACCTTCTATAACTGGGAAGCCTAGTTTATCTCTAGCCTCCGCAGGAGTGATAATACCACCATTTACTAATGAAGTATAATATGCGGAAGCATCACTTAGCTCAGGCTGTAAAGCCGGAATGTCGCTAAGGTCTTCAACACACTCGAAACCATAAAATCGAGTCATTGCAAAATTGATTTTTCGAACAATAGGAAGTATAGTCTCAAGATAATATAATCGCATATTTGGGCGAATATTGGCATTATTTCCAGAGTCCAAAAGAATTGGAGGGATTCCGAGTGCCTTCAAAATTACTTTTTCATTGTCGGCTATGCTTTGTTGAAAATCCAAATCTTTAAAATTTACATTTGAAATACTATCTACTGATATACCACCGTCTAAAATTAGGGGGCGCCTTCCGCCAGCATCTGGGCTATAGCGTTGCTGCCAGGATAAGATCATACGTTCTTTAATTTTATCAGAAAGGGTATTCTCTGTCTTAAGTACAAGACCAGGAACTGCACCATTCTTAAAGAAGTTATCTTGAAACTTACGCATAGACGAAATAAGATTCATCGTGCGCGCTGCAGGGCTTAGTCGAGGAACGCCTCTATAAATAGAGTGGAAAGAGTTCTCTTTAATATGGATGATCTCCTCAGTAGTAAAATCAACATCATTTAAAGAGTAGTGAGATATATAAGTCTTATCGTCTGCATGTACAGTAACTTTTTCTGCAGGTAGATGGTACATATGAGCACCATCAAAATAAATAAAGATATTGCCATCAATAATGAAATCTGTAATTAAGTTTCGACGGAAACTGTTAATATCCTGATAAGGGTTTGGTTCGCGGTTAAGTAGTGTCTCTACCTTAACTCTTTTGATACCTTTGATAACACCTTTAGTCTTAGTCTCAGGCTTAACAAGAGTAGCAATACCAGCACAGTCATCAACTATCATATTTACACCACGATTGACTATTTCTAGTTCTTCGTATGCACGCGTATAGCTAAGAGTGAGTTCTCTGGAAGACTCTTTTTGTCCAACGTCAAATTGCTGGGCTGGATTCAACTTTTCGGTTCTACCTAATATGTTACTATACCAAGCCATGTTTTTCCCTTTGAATCTGTACCCATCGCATCTGCTTCTTTGCAGTACCTAACGAAGGATCTTTACCGTAAATTGAATGGAGCTTTAAGTGATGAGTATGACATATAGTAGTTGTATGGTCATACAGCTCAGCATGGTGCTCTTCTATAAAGTCATCTCTGAGTGCTTGTATATACTCAGGATTATGTTTGTTGGTACTAAGCCACTGGTTTAGTAAAGGTGTTAAACTATAAAAATGGTGAAAGTCTAACTGCTCTGTCTCGCCACAAATCTCACAAGCCGAACCTTTTTTATACTTGGACTTTGCCTTGTCTCGGACATACTTTACAACATCTCGTTTTAGCCTGGGCATCTTGGTTCCTGATTTTTCATTAAAAGAATTATATCTAGTTTAACTTGGCTTGTCAAACACTATTTTTGCCCAGGTATCGCTAGAAGGATATATTCGCAGTTTGAAACGAGTATAGCGCGTAACGAATTGCATCAGCCATGTGTGAAGCCATATCATGCTTCGGTTTTTCCCTTAATAGATTGGGATTGGGGTCCCACTGATAAGAGTCTAGGCATGCTAAAGAGTGTTTACATTGTTGATCGACAAACAGAAAGCCGTTATCTACGATAGCTGCGACATGTCCGATTCCATCTAGTACGGACTTTTTTGCATTAATAGTAGTAATGTCATAGTTTTGTGCAAGGTCAAACCGGGTTTGTTGTGCTGCGGAGTCAATGTAAATATAGTCTACATTCCACCTATCTATGAGTTTCTGTATTTCGACTGCGTGTTGTTCTGTCGTTCTCTCTGCATTAAGATATTCATCTACTAAGTAGTATTGTTGGGTATCCCAATCATACGCTATTATACATAATGCGGTGGGGTCTTTGAAACCTACGTCCAACCCCGCGAACACGTCCATCGTTTTAGTATCAAACTGAGATAAGTCTTTAACGTTCTTTTCAAAGTCAAAACTCCATATCTGTCCTGCATAAGTATTAAAATCAGCTTCATACTCTTGTTTGAACTCTGCTTCCGACATAGACTTACGCGCCTCTAATATATCTGTTTCAGACATACGAGGGTTATCCCTATAAGTTGCTCTGATAGAGGCCCATTCGGGAAACTCATCGGAGAAACCTCTGTAGAAAAACTCGGAAAACCAGTTGTTGCGACCCCGTGGCGTGGAAATGAATAACGCTTTTGAATTTGGTTTATCTAGTGTGGGTCTTAGTGCTACATTGAAAGCATCTTTGCCATCTGCTAGTGCGGCTTCATCAAATATAATAAGATCGTAAGAGCGACCAACACAAGAGTCAACTTGGTTTACAGAACCCATTCTTACCGTAGAGCCGTTGGATATTTCTATGACTTTATCTTTTGCATTGTCCTTAGTTACTTCTAGATCAAAGTGCTTAATTAACGTTCTTTGTAAATCGAAAGAGATTTGAGAAAGAGCATAGTTAGGGGACATAATCAGAATGTTAGAGCCTGGTACTAAGGATACCAGTTGTCCAATAATATTAGCGATATAAGTCTTTCCCTGTCGCCGGGATACAGCTGCACAGACAAACCTGTACTTAGGGTTATTAATTGCATTAATAATTGCTATCTGTGAAGGTAGGGGTGTAACTTTTAGAAGTGCTAAGTAAGGGTCTATTGGAAGCTTTATAAACTTAGCCTCCGCCCCTAACTCAGCTATTTCAGTAGAGACGATATCCCTACGACTTATTTCTATTGCCATAAATTTCTTCTTGTTGTTATTATTAGTTATTCACCATCACCGGTTGATCTAGTGTATAGACCAAACCAGGCTGCCCCAGCACCTACAACAGTACTTATAAGCCCTGCTTGAGATAGTTCAGGCTTATCGAGTTCCATAAACCAAATTGTAGAGTAGTAGAGAAGAACCATGTACACACTGATAAATGCGCGTGGGAATATACGCCACGCGTCTATAGTCTTTGCTGCGTGTATCCACTTCTGCCAAGGATTGATAGAAGATTCATCTTTAAGTTCGCGTATCTCGTCTTTAAGTTTTGAGTTTTCATGTAGTATTGCCATAAACCGATCAAGGTCGACCTCAACCTCGTTGCGGTCAAAGTCACCTTGAAAATGTCTATCTGGGTCTACCATTTAACTTTATCTGCCCAATATGCTGCTGACATTTTGCCTTTAGCAATATTCTTAGCGTGACGGGCTTTGAAAGACCTACGCTTTGCTTTCATTGCTTCGGATTCTCCAGCTTTGGGTTTTCCTGCTGTACTGGCTCCTTGTTGTCCGAAACGAATTGTTTTAGTCTTAGTACCAACTTTGGCTACAACAATATGCGATTTCTTTTTATGTCCGGGCGTGCGTTTGGGTTTATTGTACCCTGATACTCCAGCGCGCTTTAACTTACTACTCTTCGCCTTCTTCCTCTTCGTCGCCATCGTAATACTCCTCTTCACACTCGCAAGGATCGCAATCGCAATCGTCGCATACATCATTAATAGCTAAAGATTCTAATGCTTCTTCTTCAGTATTAAACTTGTGAAGTTTTCCTTCCGCATCTCTGTAACACCAGCTACCACGCTTCTCATATATGTCCACTATTTCTTTCCCCTTCTACGCTTGTTTCCAGCAGCTCTTTGACCTCTTTTAGGTAGCTTTACTTTTGGCTTTTTCTTTTTACTATTATACATAGTTTTCTCCTTATACCGGACCTAGAGTAGTTAGTGTTACCACTAATCCTGCTAGGAATACTATAATTATTCCACCCATAGACAATAATCTGCTGTCTATGCGTTGAAGGCCTTGTTCGATATACTCAAGCCTGGAAAAGGTTGTTTTCCATCGCTCTCCGTTTTGAACCTCTAGTGTATTGAATTCACGCTCAAGGTTAGCAACCTGTCTCGACGTTTCCAGAAACTGGGCCATGTATACTTTGTTATCCTCCCTCCGGTCCATTGAGTAATTTCTCCATAAGCTTACCATAGTTACCTTGTCCGAAAGGTACAGACTCATTGAGCTGTATATTCGTTTGGTTCTTGATATTGCTTCCTTCTGCTTTAAGCAAGTCTGCCTGAGCTTTAATTTCATCCATGCGCATCTTGTGCGCCATTAACAAGAGGTCTGCTAAGTCTTTACTAGAGTATACGCCAGTTTCCTGAGCTTCTTCTAGTTTAGACGCAATCATCTCATCTAATAAGGAACCGATATTATTTTTATTGCGGTAGCCCATATCTAAGTATACTGTATCAATATACTTTTTAACTTCACGCTTATTAAGGACTTCAACTACCTGTGTTTCTGATACTTGAAGATATTCGCACACGCCACGAATATTGCCATACTGGAGGTAGCTATTGGCTATCTCTAGTCCTTCGGGGGATATTGTAGTTAATTCTTTTGCCATGTTACAGATTATACTTAAATAGAGATAGGTTGTCAAGGTTTATTTTTGTGAGGTTCCAACATACTATGTGGGCTCTTCCGGCAGAATTACGTCTACGTATGTGGTAGCCCCAACATACTGTGTAGGTAGGTCTCGTAGCTCCTGTCTATAAGCGGCCCACTCTGCCTTTTTTGAGTCGGAAAGAGCATTATCTGGTAATTGTGTCCAGTCACTATCGTTAAGAGAGTTTGTTCTGAAATATCTAATTCCTTCTGCTGCCTCAACTATCTGTAGTTCTTTTAGCTCTAGATTTTCTACCCAGCCCTCTGAACCTCTCCATTGTGACCAATTAGTGTCTTCCGGACTTTTTGGAGGTATTTCTGCCCACTCACTACCTGTCCAGTATTCCTCAAACCTCTCTCTACGAGAGTCTGACTCAATAGCGCGGTTTCCGTTTTCGTCTATTCCGAAGATTCCTTCAGAAACAGCAAGACCTCCTTCATCATTAAAAAGATAAGGAGCCACCTGCCCCTGTTCTATAATTATACCTACTTCGTCTACTACGATTCTATATACTGACATTTTTGTTCTCCATTAGTTGTCAAAGTCCCAAGTAAATGTATCGGGTTCTCCGAAATCTGCTACTGCGTATAGTTGTTTTCCGATATAAGTTGATAATACTCCAGAACCTGACATGCCGAGATGGTTGGCTCCGGCTGCACTACCGGTATAATATTCTAAAGGTGTTGCTCTAACATTGCCAAACCTACCTGTATATTGATACATATGCCAATAAACACCAATTTTATACGCTCCCTCCCATCTGTACATATTAGTAAAGAAATGTTGATACGCGCCCCCATTGCCCGCCGAAACAGTATTATAAACTCTAACATTTTGGCTAGTCGTACCTTTTGCTGTTGGATTCATTAAACAATAGTTTTTATTAGGGTAATTTGCAGGGCCGGTGCTAGAGTTTCCCCAAAGCATATTACCAGAGGCCCCAACAGGCCCAGTGTTGCTGACCGGCCCCCAATCATATACTTTACCAGTACCACTGCCGGTATAGCGAGTGTGCACAATTGAGCCTTGATAATAATTCACACCACTAGTATTGGACAAGTAGTTCCAGTTTGTATTACCAGCATTTTGTATCTGATAGACCCCCGGTGCTAAACCATTCACATTTCTAAGCGTAAGAGTCTTCCAATTACCAGGGGCAGCGGTCTCAGGATTTCGTGTAACCACGTCGAGCACCTTAGCAGCACGGGCTAAGCTAGAGTATAGAATGTGTTGTTCACCGGGACTACTGCTATGGAATTTTTGTCCGGTAGTAGTGTAAGCCTCTACAGCCATAGTTTTATTATTAGGGTCTGTATATTTTTCATTAGTAAATGGTGATATTTTGCCCCAGTGTGGGCCTGGCATAGTAATTTTATAATCCCAAACACAGGTCGTCCTTTGATCAGTAAATATCCGAAACGACCGGTTAAAATGTGATGTGCCATACTGCCAAGAGCCTCGGTCAGACACTCCATTGTTTACATTCGCTACGGCTGGGTAAGCCGGGTCATATATGCCGCCGTAACCGCGTGTCCTCATAAAAGCGTCCTGATATTGAACAGGCCACATTTTATCGGGTTTCCAGTAGGTGTTAGCGGTCAACATGCCAAAATGCCGAGGCTGAGCAATGTTGTTGTTGCTCGCTGGGCGAACCCAAATCTCAGGGGTTACTTCGAACATCCGTTCCTGCTGAGCAGCTATCTTGTTAGTAACATTAACTCGGGCACTCGTACAGTTTACTCCGGCTTTCATCTTCCATACAGTATATGCATAGTTATAGTTGTAGGTGACGTTACTGTATTTAATCACGTTGAAGACGTGAGGCCACCAAAAGTAAGCCGTGTGCCAGGTGGACCAAGTAGCTTTTCTGTTTACTAAGCTAGTGAGTTGGCCGGCGTTGTAGGGAGTAATGATACAATCTACATCGAGAAAGCCCCCACCGCTGCCAGTAGTAGTCGGTGGGCTATAAAAAGACGAATATTCAAAAAATAGTGGCCCGAACACAGTTGGGGGCCCTCCATAGACTTCAGCTGGGCTACGAGGGTAGTATACCATAGCACCTAAATCTCCAGAGCCAATTTGCGCGGTCGATGGAGCAGCAGGAAGAGCGGCTTTTGTAGTTACCATCTGAACACTGCCGTGCTGTACAGCATTTGCTTGACCAAAGCAATAATCTGGAATTACTATAGCATCGCTAACACCTCCTCCACCGTGCCCATAGGTCGAGTCAAATTGCTGGGCGGTGGTGAGTTGGCCAGTTCTAACAACCATCTGAACAGGGTTGTTGCTGTTGAATATAGTTCTTCCCTGGAAGTCGTCTACCTGTATTCCGTAAGTCATTATCTAGTATTCCTTATGCTGTTATATTTTTGCCTACGCTATATATGTTCCAGGTTTGTGTTTCTTGGGCTAGGTCGGCCTGATAAGACCCTGTCCAATTCAGATTCGTGCCATTCCAGTACATCCTAACTCTACCAAGGTTATTTGATGAAGTATACTGTTGAAATCCAAAGGTATTATCTCTTGTGGAAGAAGGCCAACCCCAGTCGTCTGTTCCGTTTCCGTGATTTCTTACGGTGATATAGTTGGCCTCAAAGTCAGGTTGACTAGTGCAACCCATTACGTATAGATCGACGGAGTTAGGTTTGTTGCTGGGTCTGGTCCAATTGCCACCGCTGAGAGGCCATAAAGTTATCTCAAACTCGACTATAACGTGATGTATTAGGCTCGTACCTTTACTACTATCTACAAGTACGTTGCCTGCAGCGTCAAGTTGTTGAAATCCGAAAGCCATTTTTTTCCTCCTTAATTTTTACCAATTATACTGTACCGGGGGAAATTTGTCAAGACTTTTTTTCGAGTTGGTCTGTTGGGTGTCTGGTTGTGCGTGTTTTCGTATAACACCTTTTATGATTTTCGTGTATTTTATAAAGTCGTACGTGCGGGGGAGCCTGCGCGACCGGCATATACCAAAGTCTTATAACCGCCCCCCCTGCTTATGCTTTTTTAATCTAAGAAAAGGCTTGACAAATTTGAATATCTATGAGATAATAGCTACATCAACTTAGAGAAGGAAAGAAAAAATGTGTTTAGAAGAAGCTGAAGCATTAGGAGCCGACTTAGAAGGCTTACTACCCCGACACGGGGAAGAGCTAGAGCGTTGGAATAGAGCTAGATCTCTAGAACAGGCTTGCCGTCCTGAATATGCGAGCAAAGAAAAAGCTTGACATATTCAGATACCTGCGCTATAATAGCTACATCAACTTAGAGAAGGGAAGAAAAAATGAAAAAAGAAATGCTACTTATCCCACTAGGATTCGTTATATCAATCGCTATGAGCGTGGTATTATTTGGCTTGCTTGCTACTGTTTAATATGGCATAATAGCTACATCAACTTAGAGAAGGAAAGAAAAATGAACAGAGACGATATACAGGTGGTTCTAACTATTCTCAGCGGTTTTGTACTGGGAACGGCTTTCGGAATATGCATGGTTGTGCTCACTGTAGGGGTAGCATAATGCTAAAGATTTATATTATTATAGGCTGGACATTGTTTCTCGTCATCAACTTACTTGAGGTACTATAAAATGAAACTATTTAAACTGATTTTTGGCGCATTCGCATTGTTTGCCGCAACCGTTGTGTGGTGTGTTCTGCGGTTGCTCACGATCATTCGGTATTGTGTTTCCTTTGTTTATGGCTTGGTGCGTACCTTGGTGCGTAGAC